CTAAAGAACCTTCTGCTATTGATGCAGCAAAAAAGTCTTTAGTTCCTAATGCAACAGCTTCTATAGATACAGAGCCAGATGCTGCCCTATCAGTAATAAGAACTTCTTTAGCAGTTGAAGCTCCAACTAATTCTCTGTATTCAACAGTATTACCTAGATCCATTTCAAAACTATTTAAAGAACCAGCGTGACTCAATAGTTGGAATCCAGTTGTATTACCGTTTTTAAATATTAAAGGAGATGCCTGATCACCATAAGTAATTGTTGGAAGCGCAGCATCAGTAGGAGCGACATACTCACCAGTAAAAGTAAAGTCGATTCGCGGAATTTGACCAACCTCACAGCTAAGAGAAAAAGTACCTCGACAGTTAATAGCCTTATGTAGAACACCATCTACGTTGTAGTGGATAGTAACTGTTTCAATACCTGTAGACATTGGTTTGTAAGTAACCGAAGTACCAGAGGCAATGGTTTCTTTCATTCCACAGGCTTCTAAAGCTTTTGAATATCTAGGCGCTGTTCCGGCTGTGCCAGATCCAGCTAGTTCTACTGAGAATGTGCATTCAACCTTTGTGTTTGCAAGAAGTTGCTCACTAGCACCAAAATAAGGTCTAACTACATCTCTATTTACTACATCACTTGATTGTGGTGTGATACTTAAATCAATAACTTGAACCGCATCAGTTGCTCCGACAGTTGCTTCGGCAGTACCAGATTCAGTTTCAATAAGAATGACTCGTTTTCGTTGCAATAATGCCATTGGAGTTTATCTATCGTTCATTTAATATATTAGTCGAACAGGGTTGTTAGGTTGAAAGATTGTTATAAGAACTTCTATATTCAATGTCAAATTCATTAGAAATTATCCCTGCTGGCTGGTCAGCTTCAATAATTTCAAAGTTAACTGTTGATGGCTTTATATCAATTGCAAGTCCACCAATTGTTGGATCTGTCATAAGTTTGTTATACAAACTAACATTTGTAGGATCAGCAACTTTATCTGGTATTGCACCTCTTACAATTACAGAAACTCTAACTCTAAATTCCCAAGTTATTTTTTCATAAATACTATTAGTATCTAGAGCAGTATCACTTATTGGTTCGAGAACAATAGCTGGAGTTTCTGCTTTTGCAAAAGCTTCTGGACGACTTCTATATATTCTTTTTGCAACACCAGTAGTACCTGTTAATTTTGTTTTTAATGCTGCAAGAATTTGTTCTCTTTTTGATGCCATTTATTCATCCGTTTTAGTTAGAGATACTATACATAAACTACCATCATCAATTTTTCTTACACTTCTAACTTTATAATCTTCTTCATTAACTTTTATAGTCTCATCAAATAATATTGAACCAAAATCCTTAGTTCTTCCTGTTAATTGGTAATCAGTAGTTAATACAACTCCGTCAGCTATCATCTCATCAGGTTGATCTAAAAAAGCTATATACTCTGCATTGTCGTAGATAACAGAGTCTCTAAAATCTATAAAAAATGTATCTAAATCTTCTGTAAAAGGCATAAGAAAAAGCCCCAGTTAAGGGGCAATAATTTTAACCGTACTTCTTAAGACCTAATCCTGTTACGGATAGATCAAATGTAGGAGAAGAACCACCAATAGTGAACTTAACTCTTACATATCTTTTGCACTCATCAGAACTAATAGATAGTTTCTGTGAAGATGCAGTTCCAGTTACTTGAGTAAACGCTGCTCCAGACAATGCAGTAAAAGTTGAATTGTCAGCAGAATCTTCAATAGTTACGTCTAGTGTTGGAGATGATCCACCACCAGCAGCAGAATCAAGAATAAAAAGGATGTCTCCTTCATAATCTTTTAAATCAATACCAGTACCTTGACCAGTAGCAGTTTTTGTAGAAGTACCAAGACCTGTCAATAGATCTAGTCTTTCTAAATTAGCTCGGTTGTAGCCCATGTCAGTCGTCCTTAACAACAGTTTTAGTTTTAGATTTAGGCTTTGCTTTTGGTGTTGCCTTAACAACAGGGATTATTGCTTTACCGCTGCCTATAAGCGATCTAGCTAAATCTTGATCCACATCAATGGTTGTGCCAGAGTCCTTATGGACTCCAGCTATCAACACACCTCTGATTAACTCAACTTTCATATTAAGTTGCGAAACAGAATGCCCCAGCCTGACGGATAGCGTAATCGATATCTTGTAAAGCTATGATTCTAACTGTTCCAGCAGTTGCGCCAGCATATGGATCAACTGTTAGATCTAAACCAGACCACATACCAACGATGAACTGACTAAAGTCTCCGAAGATTGCGTCATTGTTAACTAACTGGTTAGAAACAATAGCGTCATAACCATTTATTTGGTTATTCTCAAATACAAACATACCTGTGTTTGAAGCTTTTTCTGTTGACTTCAAAGCACCTCTAGCAGAAGCATTGATAAGGTACTTCATTGAACCACCCTCTGCATTTGCTACTGCAACATCAGTCTCCATACCTATGTACTCACTAAACGTACCGAAGGATGTTAATGACTGAGAACCAATACCACTTGTATCTTTAAGACCTAATGGTTGGTTGGAAGAACCTGTTCCATAGATAGCTGTACGATCTAGCTCAAGAGCAATCTTCTTAGCAATGTCATCTCTTACAAATGCTTCAATATCAATTGAAGATTGTAGAAGAGTTCTTCTAGTGAAGTCAGTAAATGCACCAATCGTCTTTGGCGTCATTGAAATTTGTGTGAAGGACTGTTGACCCTCAGTTGGAGCGCCACCTTCTCCTACCCAGTAAGCAGAAGTTGTACCGTCTTGCTTCGGAATTGAAATATTTCCTTCTAGCCCAGTAAGCATAGTTACACCAGCTTCCATTATCGCCATTTTATTTCTCAAAATTTCGATAAATGAACCGCTTAGAAGCTCTGTACTAACTAGGTTTCCACCGTCAGCAGCAGTACCAACATTTAAGTCTCTTTTTAAAACTTCGTTAGGAACAATGATTCCTTTTGCTGGTCTACCATAACGCTTTGCAGCTTCATCAGAAACTTCTCTTTCAAATGCAGCAGCTTCTTGTGCTTGCTTATCTGCTGGTGATGCTAATGCGTTAATAGCTCTTAAAAATGAGAATTGCTTAACTTCTTTTTTGTCAAGGAACTCTTTAGACTGTTTTGGCTCAATCATGTCAGTAGAACGAATTGGAGTATTATTTACCTCTGCCTTGTTTTTGACAAGATCGAGGATTGCTGCTTTTGCCTCATTAGGGGATTTATTTCCTCTAATAAGAGCGTCTGCAATATCTTCTGCACCATACTGTTTGTACTCACGACATAATGTTGTGATTTCAGCAGTACGAGCGTTGTTTTCGTCAATAGCACGTTGTACTTCGGCATTGACATCGATTTCAACGGCTGGAGCCGTATCCACCGCAGTTTCTTTAGTAGATTCTTCCATAGTGCGAACCGAGGGTTTGGACGCGGGTTCAACCGCAGAATTTATCTCCTCTTGAGGAGACTTATCTTCTATATTAATACTATTACCTTGTAAGGGTTCTATCAAACTTCTTCCAAAACCAACAGAATTGTCCGCTGGAATGGTCGCCAGGCTAACTTCGTGAGGAATCCATGAGACTGCGCGAAGGCCATCTTCCATTTCTTCAAATTTTTCAATTGAATATCCAAACGAAATGCCCCGGTATATTCCATCTTTTACGTCATCTAAGACTTCTGAAGCAAATTTAGAGCGTGAAAAACGAATTTTAGCGTAACCTCGCTTGTCGCTAGGATTTATGTACGCAGATTCCACTACGCCTAGAACTTTATCGGGATTGTGATTATAGAGAAAAGGTGCGCCATCATTTAGTCGAACTAAATCTGCGCTGCCTTCTTCGTGGCTTAACACTTCGTTACCAAATACTCTTTTTACAGGTTGTTCTGATGAAAAAGGAAACTCAAATGTTCTGGATTTCACATTTTTGAAATCAGTAACTTCTTTCCTTTCAAACTTATCGTTTGAATCAAACATCCTAATTGGAGCAATTTTTGTAAGAGTAGAAAACTTATGTCCTACTTTTCTATCTGTTGCCTCGCCATTTCTGTACAGAGTAATCAGAGCAGCAGGGTCATCAGGTGTTCCTGTGATTGTAACTCTATACAAAAACAAAAATGCAGAACCAAAAAAAGCAGGTTGCTTTTATGCTAAGGAAACCATATTTGATGTTAACAGTCAGCAATACATTGAATCGGGAAGTTTCGTAAGTTGTAGTCAAGGTTATGACTTCTATAATCAGATAATTGCAGACAGAAAAGATTATGATTATCTTTCGTTTGTTGGTGATTGTGAGGAGTGTCCAGAGTTTTTTACACAGGGAATAAATCCCATTGAACCAGAATCAATAAGC